GGTTGGGAGCTTGCGTAGCCAAGTCTTGACACGGCTTGGGGCATCCTCTGTGTTTAGGGATTCGGTGGTGTTCCACTCTGAGTAGCCATCCCAGTGAGTGCGGATGCTGTCCCAGTTGCTCATACCAAGAACATGGGCAACCAAGTCGCGGTTACGCTTGTCCTTGATAGACACCTCGAGAATCGGTCCCTGCCCATCGCTGGAGCAGTCAGCCTCAAAGTATGGGGTGGTCTTGTCCTTATACTGAATCTTGAGCTTGTAGGGGATCACCTTTAGCTGGATTCCGTCAATACAAACCTCAATGTCGTGCAACTTAGTCTTTGCCATGATACATATCTCCAATCCTTGCCACTGCATGTCCGTAGGCTTCGTATCTGCCCCAGTGAAATGCGTAGTCTCCGTTATCTTCTTGTTCTGCTTCGAGCATGTCTTGCTCTGCTTCTTCATACTTGGCGTTGAGCCAAGCGATGGTTTCTTCCATATAGTTCTTGGGCATTACTCATCCCACTCTTCTAGTGTCTCTGGCGAGTATTCGGTATCAAAACCCTTGTCCTTGAACCAGAACTTGGGCAGTGTGTTGATGTCTCTCTCGCCGTCAAACACATCGTTGAGTAGCTCCTTGGCTTGCTCGAGGCTCTCTGCTTGGAAGCCAGCCTTGAGTGTGTAAGTCTCTGAATACCAGAATGTGTAGGTCTTCATTACTTACCACAACCTTCGCAGTTGCATGAGTGCTCTTGCCTGCTGGCAGTTGTGCGCGTGAACTTGCTAGTGCCAAAGTAAAGGTCATGACCGATCGATGTGGCATCGAGCTCTACTGAAGTCCCAGTGCGCTCACCGTTGTCCCAGTCGCGAATCTTTAGCTCACCAGTAGCCACAATGCGGTCACCCTTGTATAGAGACTCATGTGCGTGAACTGCTAGTGCGCCCTTGGCAGTTACCGTGAACCAGTTAGTGGCACCAATGTCCCACTCGTTGGTCTTGGCGTTGAAGGTTCTTGTGGTGCTTGCTAGGCGGAAGGTTGCTAGAACCAACCCATCGTCAGTGATGGTCTTGCGAACATCCGTTGCAATCAATCCAGTTGCTGTGTATGTCATGGCATCTCCTTTTCTCTCTTGCCGTCCCCCTTGTAGGAATCGAACCTACGGCGCTTGATGATGATTTCATGAGGGGGCAAGAAATGAGCGCCAACCGTTAGGGGGTGGATGGCTAGGGGACTTTAGGGGGGGGGTCAGGATTCCCTAGCCAAGTCTATTTAGTTGTGTGTTGTTGTTATAGATAATGTTAGTCGGTGATGTTTTGGTTGTCAAGTTCTTCTGACATAAATTTTCGTGTCGCAACAATTGCGAACTCATGAGCGAACTCTGGGTCATTGGCAATCAGGCGGAACATGTCAAAGAAAACTTCCTCATAGCTGTTTCTGGCTGGGAACTCAATATGGTTGTCCACCATGCGGAACTGGAACTTATCACCTGAGAAGCCGACATAGCCGACTAGATATCCGTTGTCGATCGAGCCTAGGAAAACGGTGTCAAAGTTCTCATCTGCTTCGATGGTAAAGACCTGAGTAAAGTCCAGAATCTTGTCTGTTGGGGGGTATTCAACTTGTAGCATTTCGGGCTCCTTTTGTGATTGTGTGTGTTTGTGTTTGGGACGAATATGTAAAAGTGGGACAAATATGGATTGCTATAACATTATGTAGCGACCTAATTTTGACCACTATTTACAACAGTCTCATGTTGGATTATAGCGGATTATATCGGTAAATAGTATTTAGTTATGTAATGTTTGTTGGGACAACAGTGGCAAAAAAGGGACGAATGTGTAAAACCGTTGCCAAGGTTGTCTCAAAAACGAGGGTTTTTGTGTCTGGTATATCACTATATATTATTTATATATGTAATATTATAGTAAATAATTCATGATGAGGGGAAAAACTAAAAAGTTGAATTTTTAGTCAAGCCCCCCTAGACATGAATTTTTACAGGAACGGAGAGAAATAAGCATCTTCGTTCCATGGGTGAATCTCGCCGTCAATTTTGATGAATCCCCAATCAACGAGGTCGTTGTAGTCACCTACAAAAGCGCCATCGAAACTGAAGTATTCGCCGTGTTGGTTTACCGATAGGTTTGGGACCGTTGGGTAATCCATCTGCTCGGTGCCGTCATACCAACTTGATGGGACAATGACATCGCCCCACAGTGACTCGATCACCCTAGGCTGGGAGTCGGATGGCTTGTTGCCTGAGGTCATCTTGCGGTATGAGCTGTAGTAACTGGTGAAGCTGTTGTCAATGAACTCTGGGTCAGTGTCGGGTAGGTCAATGTAGCTGTCAATGCGACCGTTACGAACTTCTAGCAACTTGCGCTCTGGAACAGTCTGGAAGTAGTCGGCTCTGAGTCCTAGGCGCTTGAGCGCTTTTGTAAGGATGGACTCGGTGGATGCGAATACGAACGAACCGTCTTTGAGCTGGGCAATGACTAGCGGAGAGTGGCTGATACGAGCAACACGCAAAGTCTTGCGGTCATTGTCGTCTAGCCATGCAACGGAAGCATCGCCGTCAAGCATTGAGAACTTGTCGGTGTCGCGGTTGAACTGCTGAAGGATAGTTGGGATAACGCTGGAATCTACATCTGGGAGCTTGTGCTTGAACTGCTTACGCACTAGGTCGTGGTTGTAGATAACACCGTTGTGGACAAGGCTGATGGTCTGGTCTGGTGACTGGACTGGGTGATTGTTAGCCATGTCGCTGATGGTGCCGTGAGTTGCATAGCGAGTGTGAAGAATGACTGACTTGGCAGACTTGGACATACCCTTGAGGTTGAGTCGTGCACCTGCTACATCTTTCTTGTAGACACCTGCTGAGTCCTTGCCGTGATAAGCGTAACCTGATGCTTGGTCACCGCGAATGTCTAGCTCTGTAAGTAGAGCGTTGGACAATGAGCGAGGGTTGATACGAGACTTGCTTGATAGTGAGAAACCGCCGATACCACACATGGGCACCACCTAACCTTTCTGTTGTTGCTGTCGTGTTGTCGTGTTACAAGTTTACATAATGTTGTGATGATTGTCAAGTAGGTTGGCGGATTAGTTTTCAATCACCTCGAACATGAGCTTGTGTTCGATCGAAGGTGGGGTGAGTCGCTGTCCTACTTCATAGGCACTCTCGTAGGTGTAGAAGCGCCATGGTGTCCCGAAGTCCTCATCGGCGTGGTAACGCCTTATGCCATCCTTAGCGAGCCAGTAGAGCTGGTAGTAGCGTTGAGTCATTGTGCCTTGGTGCTGTTCATCTTGGCACTCGCTACAAATGGTTGATGGCTGGTAGTCGTAACCCTGTTCACATCCGCAGTTGCATTTACATTCGTATTTCAAGCCGTTCTCCGTTCGGTCTAGTTGTATCAGTATTACACCACGATGTCATGTTGTCAAGTTATTGATGAAATTGGCGTGTTTCGGCACTCTCGCGCGTAACACCACGCAGAAACCAGTTTGACCCCACCGACCAAGGGTGATTACAACCCAATGTAATGAAATTGGGAATTCGGGCGAACGCTGGCACCCGCATAGGAAGCCAATTTGGGAATTCGCGCTGGCTCGGGCACCCTGCGTAAATCTCGATTTGGGAATTCGCGAGAGCGCTCGCACCCTGCCTAGGCGCGGAACCCTGAGAGTTTGCTGGGGGGAGAATGAGGGCTGCATAAAGCTGAGAGATTCCTGAGAACTAACTGAGAGCCAAGGCATGACACACACATAACGCGCGACACGCGCACCCGCCCGCGCGTATTACACCATAACCGCTAAAAAGTCAAACCAAAATGTCCCCCAAAAGAGGGGACAAAAAACACTAGGCAGAAGTTGCACGACATGCGATAACGCACTAGGATTTACTCATGATGATTTCACTTGATGGCGTGGCGATAGTCCTTTGGCTCTCCGCAATTTTCGGGAGTTACTGGCACTATGTCACCGCACACAACAAACACGAGAACGAGGGCAAGACATGGAAGAGCAAGAACTAGACCAAATCGCGCTTTATGCAGAGAAGCTTGAAGCGCTAAACGATTCCGCCGTGAGGCTATGGAGCTTTGAGGCTGAACATGTCGCGATAGCTAGGGCAAGAAGCGAAGCTAACTATCGGGACTATATGCCATTTCAATTCGTGATTGACGGCTCAGTGGACACCGAGTTCGACTACTGCGACTGCGGTTGCCGTGACTGCCAATATCATGACTGTAATTGTGAGAACTGCGAGGACCAGAACGACAGCCCCGACCACTGCGCGGATGATTCATGCACCGCGAACGAGTTTGCCCCTAAGAAGCCACTCGGCACCGCTTGGGATGACACATTCACACCGTTTATTGAGGCATGTGCCGAGAGCGCCGACTACTACGCCTATGAGAACTATGCCCGATTGGGTGGACATGTCCATGTCGAGGCGCGAGACCTAACCAGACGGCAAGCCGTGAACGCCGTTATTATCGCGGAGCATGTTTTCAAGATTGCCCCCGAGTGGTTCACGGGAGAGCGTGACGATTACAACACCGAGAACCACCGCGCGAGTTTGGCAGAGTGGGCAACTGGCAAGGGGAGCGCACGCCGAGACACTTGGGCAAGCGTGAGCAATCTCAACTGGCGAATTGAGCCAGAGCCTTACACCATCGGGAGCGAGTGGAGCGGAAGAAAAACAACTATCGAGCTACGCCGATTCCGCACCAGTTTCAACCCCGACATCCTGAAGATTCGTGGCGGATTCGCGCGCGCCTTGATTGCCTACGCCAAGACCGATGCCCCGATATATTGGGTGACACGCTCCACCGACTTTGCCCAAGTTATGGCAGAGCTTGAATTTGGGAAGCACTAGGAGAGCTCGGGGAATGTCGGGAGACATGCCCCACCCCACCCCCCTATCGAAAGAAATCAAAAAGTTTCAATTTTTTTATTTTGCTGCCCTACTCACACCCGCATCCAATATTTTTCACTTTTCGGCTAATTTGCCCCTATAATAGATACATAGACACAGGGTCGCAGAATAAGATCGGACGCTGTGTCAAAGAGTAACCGCACTAGGTTGGCTAGACCTGAGCACAGGCATTAGGCCACCCACGGGATTGCTCCATAAAGGTTAGTCCACCCGCGTATGCAAACGGCTGGGGTAGAGCCCCCTAGCGTTGCTCCGGACGGTGCCGTGTTAGGGGGTTCAGTCCTTCTGATAGGATTTTCTCATGAGTAGCTTAAAGTTCTTGATCTCCGAGTGGGACACTGAGACCATCCAGCTTGAGATCTCCGTTGTGGATGCATCTCCCGATGGTATTGATGAGAACGTCTTCTGCGCCAAGATCCACGGCGAGGAGGTCTACTTCGAGGCCCATGTCGACTCTGAGATTCACGAGATTCTCGATGAGGCCGTCAAGGCAGTGAAACAATTCATAGACTACGAAAGTTTCTAAAATGGGCAACTCAAAAAAATTTTTCGATGGAATTTCTGAGAATTCAGGTCCGTCTCGCGGCATAGCAGACATCACCTCTGTGCCAGAACCAGAAGAGGACACCCCCTCGGCTGAAGAGATGATTGACGCACTGTATTTCATCCTGACCAATAGGCTCAACGAGATTGAAGCCAAGATCGAAAGCATCCTAGAGTATGTCAAGAAGTGAAGTATCACTCCTAGACGAAACCCTGATTAGAGCTGCAGCCTCGGGTAAGTCTGGGGAAGAGATGGAACAGCTGACAGGTATTCCTGCAGCTCAGGCTGTTGTGCACGTTAAGCAGCTACTGAACCGCCGTGACATTTGGTCCGAGGTTGAAAAGCGCCAGCTTTTGCTGTTCGAGCTAAACGAGTTGAAGGATTCCCTCACCCAGAACGCTGTGGACTTTCGGGACAACGAAAGCGCCAAGTTGCTGTTGAAGGTTTTGCAGGAAGTCGGCAAGCGTCTGGACTCTGAGCGTAGTAAGCTAGACCTAGATGTGATCAAGCTCAGTGAGTACCAAGAAAAGGTCTTGCTGAAGGCGATGGATTCAGCTTTGAACTTTGCCAAGGGCGAGCTATCCGAGCGGTACCCACAGGTGCCAAAGGAAGAGCTAGATGAGCTTGTGGTTGAAGGTTTAGTACGGGCCAAGTATGAGTTGGAGAAAGAGCGGGACTAGTGGACGCGGTTAATCACCCGAAGCACTACCTGAGTCACCCCAGCGGTATCGAAACAATTGAGATTACCGAGCACATGGGGTTTTGTCTTGGGAATGTTATTAAGTACGTTATGCGAGCAGACTACAAGGGCAACAGATTGCAGGACCTTGAAAAAGCTGCTTGGTATTTGAATCGAGAGATTGAGAGGGAACGTGCCAACGTATCTTTATAGTTGCCCACGCAACCACAGCAGCAAAGAGGTAATGCACAGCATGATGCAGGACCCGAAGATCTTGTGCGATGTTTGCCAAGGCGAGATGAACCGCAAGCCTCAGCCAGCGGGAGTAAAGTTTTACGGAACTGGGTTCTACACTACGGATAAACATGACAAACATTGATGGAGTAATTGACGGCGTTGTTGCTGAGCTGCGTAAGCGGTCAAAGAACTCTATCTATATCAATGACCCCGTGGCATGGGCTAGTGACGTGCTCGGGAAGCACATGTGGTCCAAGCAGGCCGAGATCGGCAACTCTGTTGTAAACCACACCCACACCGCCGTTGTATCGTGCAACGGAGCTGGCAAGTCTGCCACCGCTGGTATCATGGGAGCTTGGTGGGTTGCGACTCGCGACCCCTACGAGGTTGCAATGATTTGTTCTGCACCTACCTACCCACAGATTGCCCGAGTGCTATTTCGCGAGCTAAAAGACAATCACAAGACTGCAGCTATCCGTGGGTTTAGCCTTCCGGGGCACATTAACCAGTCTGAGGAATGGAAGCTTGACGATGAATACGGAACCCTTATCGGCTTCGGGCGCAGGCCCGCAGATACCGATATCGTTTCTGCGTTCCAGGGTATTCACCGTAGGTATGTATTTGTCATATTGGATGAGGCTGGTGGTATACCAGCAGATCTATACACTGCTGCAGAAGCAGTTACGACCTCTGCAGATTCTAGAGTACTTGCGATTGGAAACCCTGACCGAAGAGGAACTGAGTTTCATAGGATTTTCCGCGAGGATGAAACTTGGAACAAGATTAAGATTTCGGCTTTTGATACGCCTAACTTCACTGGTGAATGGGTTCCAGACGATGTTAAACCGCTACTTATCCAGCCGGGTTGGGTAAACCGCCAGAAGCAAGCTTGGGG